CCCGTATGTTGCTCCTAAGCTGCTGCTTGAGACGGTTGCAAGGTTTTCAAAGGACTCAACGTAATTAGTTGCATATTGGATTTGAACCGTCTCATCAGTACCTACGTCCTCAACTTCAAGCTTCAGTTGGATCGCAAGTTTGTCTAGCTCTGTTTGAAACGCATCAAACCAAGGAGTCTCATGAACCCCACTCTCTGCATATGCAAAGTCGGGTAGTTGAGAAGGGTTAACGATGTCGCGATGTAACGACAGATTGTAAATAACGTTGTTGTAGCCCCACCAAACCCGGTAGTCAATCGTGGTAGAACTCCCGGAGTAAAGGTTGCTGACGTGCAACGTGTCGATAGCCTTACCAGATGTAGTACCAGCCCACTTCGTTTCCCACCCAATCTCGTTGTAACCAATAAGAGAACTAAACCCTGTTGTGGGCTCGATTACTTCTGAACCCTGGTGTCCACCACTCCAGTAGGCTTGAGGAATATCCGTAGCACCTATAGCCACTGGCGCAGTAGTTGCATCAATGCCTGCTAGAAGCTCGTTGTGAGTGCCTGCAAGCATCTTGATGGTGCCACGGTAGCTAGAAGGGACTCCATCGTCCCTGTCAGGCCCTATAGGGGTGATAACGGCTGAATTATTACCATTGATGTACTTATATATGCCCAAACCGGAAGGAACGTACACGCTATCGCGCCATTTCGTAGTCCCGCTCCCATTATTTGGATGGGTAGGAAAGGTCATCTGGGTCTCTATGAATCGAGAGTTCTCAGCGTCATGTGCAAAAAGCCCATTGAGTGTGGAGACATAGATAATCGGAACACCATTTGCATTCCTGGCTACAAACATGGCGGTTACAGAACCGTCAGGCTCCTGTAGCTTGCAGTCGTTAGTCTCTGTACCAATCGTGTACGCATACCACAGTTGACCGGCGTTTGAGATACCCCAAAGTCTGTTGTCCCAAACGGCAACGAATTGAGTATCCGCAGCATCAGTTGTCCAACTTGATCCGTTAGTTGAATACGTGTACCCGCTACCATTCTCGTCGTAATGAGCAAACACTAAGTAGGTTGTTCCGGCAGTATCAGTAAAAACGATACTGTCAGTAACCTGATCCGTCATGCTGCTTGTACTTAATGCTGATCCCCAGCTATCACTAGCTTCTGCGTACTTGAAGAGACCAGGATTTTCAGACGTGGTGCCATTCCAGACTGCATATATGTCGTTGCCAAGCTGGTTTATTGCACCGAGAGTTGGAGTTGTCCGGGTATGTGTAGGGGTAGAAGTTGCGGTAGCCAGCCCCGGAAGAACCAAGTGGTTGTTGTAGCGTAGCTGTAGGGTGCTGTACCAAGCACGGTTAACGTCCGCAGCACCGGTCATTCGCTCTATCCCAATTCCTCCTCGCCAGTCAGACCAAGACACGACGGACGAGTGCAGTTGGGAATCCTTAGACGTATCGCCAATGACCACCTTGCCTGGGTAAATCGAGGCAAGGACGCTCTGTACCGGCCTTGCTAGGGGGTAGTAGACGCCATTCAGGCTGATCTCATTGTCATCAATAACGACAGCGGCCATTACTGAACCATTCGCGCATCCACCAGAAGTGGGAATGCTCTCTTAGATTGTTCCGCAAGACCAAACCAAAATGCAGCCCGCTGAGCGTTCGAGTCCAAGTCGGTACTCGGCCCTCCGCCTGCTGAGGCCAAGGCCATCCCTGTTGCCCTTGTGATCACGTATTGGTCATCGATCTCATTGGCAGTTGAATCGGAGCTAAGAAGCGCTGGCTTTGCACCGCCTACCAGTTTGATTAGACGGTAACCAAGCGCAGTCCTGCCGTCTCCATGCAGAATCAAATCCTTGGCTTCTTTATCGATGTGCCAGGCTCGCTTGTCTAGCTTTGTCCAAATAGCAGTGTCGTTCTGAACAGCCTTAATATCATCGATCCATACCGTGACGGCACAGATGTCTGCTTCATATTCCAGACCCACAGAGATAATCGCTGTATCCGTTTCAGGATTTGCCAGGGACATTCTTACGAACGTCCATGTATCTGCGCTCAAGGCAGGGATGCTCAGTGTCTCCAGTGGGCTTGCACAAGAAGCCGAATCATCCAGTAGAAGCTTCAGGTTCCCTGCACTGGTAGCAACGGTGCTCTTTACCCACATCTCGATGGTGTCGTAACCAGAGAGGTCTTTGCTAGTAATGCTGTCAGTCACAAAATCACCAGCAGACGCACCAGAAGCTATGACCATCTTCAGGGACTGAGAGCCTTGCTTCTTATCCTTTGTGTCCAGGGACTGAGTAAAGTCCCCATCAGTCGTTTCGTCAAAGGTTGTGCCACAAGTGTGGATGCTGGTCGAAGTAACGCTAGACCGGTACTGCAACTTGCTGATCATCTGAAGCGAAGTAGGGATATCAAACCGAGCAGTCGTGCCATCACCATGCAGGGAGATGTCCTCCTTGTATGTGTACGCATGTCCCGTTGCGTCGATGATCGCTTGGTTTATGAAGTCATTGATACGCTGAGGCTGGTACTTGTCTTCCCATATCTCGTAAGTATCAGATGAAGCCACTGACGCTGATGCTGCAGGGCTAAATGTCAGAGTGTAAACATTGCTCGTTACAGACGAATCTGTAACCCGCCTGACGATTCCATCGTTAGTCGAAGCATCAGCGTCTTGAAGAACCAGCCAGCGACCGTTGAATCGGTCGGCTCCACCAGTGACGATAGTATTGTCTACAACCGTCGTGGTGCTACCACCAGAGGCCGTAGAGGTTCTCATAGCCCCCAGGTTATAACCTATGGACTGACGAAGCTGTTCGCGAGTCCTTCCTTGGATTACTGCCATGAGGCTCTCCTTCTACAGCATGGTTAGTAAGTCTTTTTCTTCTTCTTTCTGTTAACGACAGGGCTACCCATTCGAGTCGCCGCTGCCTTTGCCTGCCTTCGCCCTTTTGTCGTGTACGGATACTTCCGTTTCCCCACCATTGGCATGACTAGCCTCCTTATTTCCATTCCTGAGGGTAGCTACCTCAGCTTCAAGCTGGTCTATCAGGCGTTGCTGAATGATGATCTTGATCTGTCTTCCTGCCTCAGGCATCACCCTGACCAGTTCCTCTATGTCTGCCGGTGTCACATATGCGTCTGCCATGTCCCTCTGTCCCTCTAGAAGTTTTTCGGAAAGTAGATCAGGTTATTGCTACTGTTCTGTCGGCGATCACGAGCAATCCTTATCTGATCTAGTATTTTACCTATCTCCTTCTTTTCAGAAAGAGTAGGCGGTCGCTTCTCATACTTCTCCCTAAGCGCTGTTTGGAAGCTCTCTGTAGCCTCGCCTATCTTCTGATCGAGTTCGGCCTGCCCCTCATCAGGGTGCTGAACAACGGTGACCCTTTCCTCATGGGTAACGCCCCATCGGTCTTTACCGCGAAGCGTGAACCTATGGTGGATGATAGGTTTGGCAGTCTCTACGCTTAGTCCCAAAAGGGCCGTCCCGTTATGGACGGCCCCATTAGGTACCCAGATATCGTGCATGTGTCCCTCTTCTTACCAATCCCTAGAACCTGATCTGTAAGTCAACTAGCGAGTATTCAGTGGTAGCAGCTACGTTAATAACGCCACCAATGAGGAACTCTGCGCTTGAGTCATCAGCGATAACATCTACGGAACCATCGGTTGTGGAACCAGTCATTACGTTCTTGCCGACAACAACAGTACCATTCGTGAGAACAGCAGCAGGGCCAGCGGTCTGTAGCCAGCCGTAAGAACCACTAGCTATGTCTCTGTTTGGGATACCCGCGATAACACCGTCAATGTCATTGACATCCCAAAGTTCAACGGCTGCATATGGGTTCTTAGCAAGACCAACTTCAGAGGAAGTGGTCAACGCTGTACGAACAAAGTCATTCTCAAAGAGGTCGATAGTCAGAGTACCGCTACTTGTAGCAGCAGAGTGCCTCCAGATAGGCCAGCATTGACCTTCACCAGCAGCATCATTTACAAAGATGTAGCCATCTTCGTAATCCCCAACATCACCCCTGTTTTCTGTGTAGTATTCAGAACCAGAAATCGCGGTGGTCGCATTGGTAACAGTAATAGCACCAATACCGGAAGCATCGGCAGAAACTGCTGCTGCCACAGCCAAGTCCTTGATGTGACCGGAGGCTGTAGCTGCAACCATTGTAACCTTGCCAGCGGTAACGGCCTCACCCGTGTATCCATAAAAGAAAACCCTTCCATCAGGAAGAACTAACTTCGTTCCTAATCGACGCTGCTTTGATGTCGTCGATTCCTTCTCCATCCCATGATGTCCGTTAACAAACCCCGGAAATGCCATAACAAAATCCTTTCTACAGGCTCAAAGTCCTATGACCAGCCGTTGTTTGCATATCGCTAGGCACGGCCAATCGTTACACCTAGCTAGACCCCGACGGCGATGACAGAGGAATCATCCTCCGTCTTCACCTCTTTGGCTTTCTTCTCACCGTTCCGATCTACACACCACTTGCACTCGCACGTAATGCTTGGAGGCCAAGGGAATAGACCGATACGCGCTTTGCTAAGAACATAGTCAGGATTTCCCGGAACGTTTGGCGTCGTAGTACCTATGTCAGCAACAATGAGTCCCTCTACGTTGTAGCTAGGCTTATGCCTGTACAGCGTAGTTTTCGGTTGCCACTCATCGATGTATTTCAATGAATACCCAAGAGAGGCTAACTCAACCTTTTGTTTGTTCCGTTCTGTTATCCCTGCCATGTCCCTCTACCTCATAACCCCATTAAGATGTTGAAAGATCACCGATCTCAAATTGGACGCCTGCCCCACGGGAGTCATCCAATTCAAAGACACCGTAATCAGCCGTCATAACAACTTCGGTAGCACGCAGCGAAGCATCGCGTTGACGCTCCGTTCGTGTGTCAACAGAGACAAGCACCGCAAGTGCGGACTTATCAGCGATGACACCGATACCAGAGTCAACACTAGACTCCTTGTTAATGTTTCCATCCTCAAAGATAGGAACATTGTTGATGGGCCGAAGACCACTGTAGAAGTTCCTAAGCAAGTCGGCACTAAAGCCTTGGGATATTTCGCCACCGCCAGCGGCTCCTAACGAAGCAACAGTTGCACCGTCTTTAGACAAAGCAGCAACAGCATTCGGGTGGTGAAGAATGTAAAGCTGAGAACCGAATTTATTTGCTTTGGCATTAGAAATGATGGCATGTGTGTTCGCCACACTCATGCTTCTACCATCGGCACCAAGCTTTGTCCCACCGTTTAGGTTTGTGTACAAAGCGATAACGTCGCCGTCCTTCTTCCTTGCCATACCGTCACCAAGCTGACGCCCGATGATAGCCATAACGTTCGGGGAACTCTGACGAACCAGCTTGTCCGTAAGAATGACCTTCGCACCAACCTCAGAGGCAGTGAGGTCTACAGTCGTCATCCCGATACTTTCCTCGTCAACGATGTCCACACCATCAGTGAGGTCATCCATCGTCATCTGACCGACCTTAGGCACGGTCACGGTCTTCTCACCCTTACCCAGGGTGAACTTCTCGATCAATGCCATCGCAGGAGCGTTGTGCTCCTCTGTGTACCTAGCCGCAGCAATAATTGTCCGCTGGGCATTTTCCAGATTTCCAGTCGTTGCAGTCTGTGCCATCTCAAATCCTCCTTAGTATTAACCCAGACCAGCCGCACGCCTTGCGGCGGCTTGTGCTTCTGGAGACCGATCCCCAGCATTGAACTTCTCTAGCCAGGTATCTTCACTGGAAGCAGCAGCCACCTGCGAAGTGCTGTTATCAAAGTTCTGAGCCGGAACCTGTGCTTTCTCATACTTGGCGAGTTTTGACTCTAATTCGCCAATTCTTGCCATCTCACGGGCACGGGTTTCCATCTCCTGTGGGGAGTTGTAGGGAAGAAGTTGCTCAGAGTCAACCCCATGCTGTTTGGCATAGTACATGGCCGCTCGGTACCTACCTTCTTCGTGCAGTTTAGTACGTTGCAACTCAGCTTGAAGGGCATTTGTCTGGCGTTCATGCGCTTGCTGCTGAGTCACAGCAAGGTCAATTTGATCCTCTGTGTAGCCTTGGTTCTCTAGCTGAGAGCGCATTACGTTTGATCTCTCAATGAGAGAACGTTCCATTTCCTGTTGCTGCTGCCATTGTGTCCAGTTGTTAAGCTGAGACTGCAACTGAGCATTTTGCTGCGACAGGATGCTGTAGTCCTCCTGCGGCGGTACTGGTGCTGCAGCAGGCTGTGCAGCGGGCTGTGCTGCAGGAGCTTGCGGTTGTTCAGACTGCTGAAGACTCTGGTCTATGGCATCCTGAATAACGTCCGGCTGGTCTCCTACATCTACTTGGGCATCCGTGATATCAACGATATCTACGTTCGACTCAGGAATCCCTTGGTCAACCGGCACCTCTGTCTGTTCGTTCTGCGTGGTCATGTCCCTCTCCTCCTATAGTGGTCTTGCAATGAACCGCTGCGTAATTTCTCTACCTGCCCCTCTGTCTTGCTTTGTTACGATGCTCCTAGGAACATCCAGCCTAGGAAACATCGAAAGCGAGAATTCCTCAATCAATTCTTCTGCGGTCTCAGAGTCTTTGGCGTTTTCTTCTATCCAGGCCACCCGCCTTTGGTATCGGTCAAGGTAGCGCGTCTGGCTCTCTGGCTTTAACAGGGAAAATATCTCCCTGTAGATACCCCCGCCTGTTCTTAGAACAGCGGCTTTTTGCTCAGGGGTGAAGTCCTGGAAAAGCTTGGCCTGGTGGGCATCAATAATGTCGTATTTCTCATTCTTAAGAGCGGTAAGTACGTCTTCCTTTTGGTAGACATCGCGCCATTTCTTCAGAGCAACGGCTATGGGGTCTTGAGAGTTAACATCGAATTCCCCCATACCGACCTCTTTCTTAAGCTCATCAAGCCTGGCATTTATCTTTCCACGCTCTTCATAGAAAAGCTGAATCAGTTCGTAATTAGTAAGCCCGCCATTTTGGTACTCATCCGTAAGCTTGTTTCGGAACTCAGCCTCTAGAGTTTCCTTCCTTGCCATCCAGAGCCCGAACGGGGAATTGGAGGCTACAGCGCTCATCTGGTATTTCTTCTGAACAAACGGGTAAAGAAGCTCACCCTTTATCCACGACTCTGAGATATTCCTAGTGCTATCAACCTCTAGCTTCAGC